CAGCGCAGAAAATGGCGAAAATGCAAGCACTGATGAAGCAGGAAAGGGGATAACACCATGAACGAGAACACCGACCGCAGCGGTTACATTGCCGCTATTACGAAGTTGCTGGAAAAGGCAGATCCGCGCAAGCTGCGCCTGATCTGGGTGTATGCCAGCAGGCTGATAAAATAAATCAAGGTAGCAAAAGAAGGGGAACCCTTACGGGTTTCCCTCTTTTTTTTGCAGCTTTTCAGCCATCCGCTCCAAAAGCTTCCAGTCCTCGGGCTCCAGCTCTGCCAGCATCTCCACAAACCGGCGCTTGAAGTCGTCTCCCTCATCCGCCGTAATGTCGGCGAGGAACGCTGCAAGCTTTTCCGATTGGGTGATCTGGTTGAACATCTCCCCTTCACCCGTGCGCAGCCACGTCTCATTGACGTTGAACTCGCGGCAGATGTCGGAAATTGTTCTGTCGCTGGGGACTCGTGTACCGCTTTCGATCATCCACATAAAGTTACGGGATAGACCTATTTGCTCTGCAAACTTTTCTTGCGTAAGGCCTAAGCTCTTGCGGACAAGTGCGATTCGTTCGTTCATTTACTTGCCCTCCTTACGCTTCATATCATAGCGCAAAATTCTAACTATGTCAACTTATTTTTGAAAAAAATCCGAAAAAATGCTTGCAAAATCTAACTGTGTGTGCTATACTAATCTCACAAGGTTAGCAAGCGAAAGCAAACAGGAGGACAAAAACATGAACGCACTTTCTATTAACATCCCGGCAAACTTCGCTGCATATTGCAACAACACCCTCAAGCGGTACAACGCCGCCCAGACCGAAGCCGAGTGCCGTGCGGTGCTTGGCCGCCAGACCGTGCAGGGCCTGTGTTGGGCGCTCAAGTTCGTCTGCCAGCTTCAGACCGCTTACATGAGCGAGAAGGAGCTGCAGCACGCGATCCGCCTCACCCACTTCCGTGGCACTGTGTGCCCGGCATTTCAGGCTTGAGAGGAGGGCAAAACATGCTTTACATCGTTGACGTAACCTTTAAGGAGGGCCGCCGGGCAACGGCCCACTTCCGGGAGGCCTACATGGCAGATAACGCCGCTCAGGCGATGATGGACGCCATCAAGAGCGTTTCTGCCGAGTATTCGGCGGACATTACCAAAGTCGAGATTGAAAAGGAGGTTTGAATCATGAAACGCTATAAGGTGTACGTCTACAACACGGCTGATAGGTTCTGGGACTGCTACGAGGTCCTTGCTGATGACCCGGTGGACGCCCGGAACGTGGCGGTGCAGCGGTTGATCGACGAGACCGGGCACGGTCTGGACATCTACGAGCTGGCCGATGTGTGCGAAGTCAAAGAGTAAGGGAGGGCTGAACGGTGCTTATCAATATTGAGTATCTTGGCACAGACGGTCAGGTTTACATTACTACGGCATAGGTCTATGAATCCTCGGAAGCCAAAGCGTTTGCACAGGCGGTTATGGACTTTGAAGCGTCTTTTGCAGGAGTCGCACACATTTTGAGTGTGAAGAACGTGACGCTTGGTGCAGACCGTAATTGAGCGATTATCCCACCCGATGATGACCCTGTGGCAAGGGTCGAAACCACCCGGCAGCCAGCCGGGCAAGGTCGTGGGTGCCAACCACAGAAGGAGTTGATTTTATGGCAAAGGCAAAGAAGAACCGCACCGATCTGGCTGCAGAGCGGTACAGCATCCCCATTGACGGGGCCCACGCTGCGGACGCCCTGGTCAACGAGCTGTTTGACTCGCTGGATCCGCGCGACAAGCAGACCTTGCTCTGGATGGGAATGGGCATGGCCGCCGTTCGCAAGAATGACCGCGGCGTCCAGCGTGACGGGGTGGCGTGATTGGAGGTGAAAGCATGGACAATTTAAAATCGCTGATTCCCGTCAGCTACGATAACCCGGAACGCCCCACGGTGAGCGGCCGGGAGCTGCACGACTTTTTACAGGTCAAGACGGCTTACAAAGACTGGTTTCCCCGCATGGTGGAATATGGCTTCACCGATGGAGAGGACTTTTGCTCAATTTTGAGCGAAAGTACTGGAGGCCGTCCGAGCACCGACCACCAGCTGACCATCCCAATGGCCAAAGAGCTCTGCATGATCCAGCGAAACGAACGAGGGAAGCAGGCCCGGCAGTATTTCTTGGCCGTGGAGGCGCAGTGGAACAGCCCGGAAGCGGTCATTCGCCGGGCGGTGCTTATCGCCCAGAAGCAGAACGACCAGCTCAAGGCTGTAAACAAACAGCTTTTGGCTGAGAACAGCGACCTGAAGCCAGATGCAGAGTATGCCAGGGCCGTGTGCATTGGCGATAACTGCCGGACGGCTACCAGCATTGCAAAGGATTACGGCATGAGCGGCGAGAAGCTGAACAGCATCCTGCACGGGCTGAAAATCCAGTGGAAGAACAGCGACGGGCAGTGGGTGTTATACGCAAAGTATAGCGGCAAAGGTTACACCAAAAACCGCAAAGGCCGTCCGTTTGAGCACAACAGTGGCAAGATCACCACGCCAAACACCACCGTTTGGACGGAAGCGGGCCAGCGGTTCATTTATGAGCAGCTCAAGGCCATTGGCCTGACGCCCAGCATCGACCACAAAGAGAATGTGGAACAAACCACGTTTGAAAGGGGTGCGTAACATGAAATTTACGATGCGAGATAAAATTTGCAAGCTCATCGGCAAGTACAACGAGTTGGAGCAGCAAGCTATGGTTAATGTCGCTGGAGGTGCATTTCGCACTATGCTCGGCAAGATGCCTACCAAAGAAGAGGAAAACGCTTCGGAGAAGGCCAGCATTTACCACTGGATGCAGGAGGATTTGAAGCAGCTACTGGAAGAGGACGAAGCTGCAGCAGCCCAGGAAGATACCCGCAAGACCGCCCCGGCTGGCAAGTGGTGCGCGGACTCAGCGGCACGGGCAGCTGAGAGCGCCGCAAAGGGGGTGCGGAACAATGGGTGAAGCGCTGGCTTGAACAGCGCTGGGATGCAAGACAGCCTTCACGGCTGGCACACATCAAAGAAAAGAGGTCGAAGCATGATGAAAGTCATACAGGGCACCTTCCGGCAGATTCCGTACTGGAAACTTCGGGGCCGGTTCCACAGCTGCGGCTACCGCGATCAGGAAGTCGCTAAGTATATCGGCATTGGCCGGGACACTATGAGCGGCAGGATGCAGGGGCACAATCCGTGGACAAGCGCAGAGATCACAGCAATGTGTGAACTGCTGGACATCCGACAGGATGAGATCGGGGAACTGTTTTTCCCCTCACTTGAGAAAGGAGAATCCGCATGAAGATCAAATCCGGCGTATGGTACAGGCTGGCCGCTGCCAGCGGTGCCGCAAGTCTGCTGTACGGCATGGGAATAGAGGGCAGCGCACAGACGGGCAGCGCCATCTCCGACGGCCAGTTTGCCACGGCCCTGTGCCTGGTGTTGGCAGCGGTGATGTTCCTGCGGCTGGGCTTTGCCGCCCAGGATCGTGAGCAGAACGCCCGCCGTTATGGCCGCATTGACCGAACCCACGCCCGCACCGAGGAGCCGGGGTACCGGCAGAACCGGAGGGACGCATGAAAAAAAGCCCGCCGGTGCGCCAACACCGACAGGCTGCAAGGGTTGATGGAATTTGAAAGCCCCATCACCCCGATGATATCACAAAATCGGAGGTTTTTACAGATGGAGAATGAATTGACCGTCCGGGTGGAACGCCCGGCAATTCCGTCCATGAGCTGGAACAAGGACGAGGTTGAACGGAACCTTGACGAGATGCTGGCGGCCTACAAAGGCCGGGTCTACACCCCGGAGAGCATCAAGAGCGCCAAGGAGGATCGGGCAAAGGTCAACGGCTGGGATAAGCAGCTTGGAGCTGCTGCCACGGCAGCGAAGAAGCTCTACATGAAGCCGCTGGAAGATTTCCAGCGGAGCATCAAGGAGATGCAGGGCAAATGCAAGGAGATTTCCGGAGCGATTGACGCACAGGTCAAGGCTGTGGAGGCCGCCGAAAAGGAAGAAAAGGCTTCTACCCTGCGCCTGATCTACCGGGACAACATCGGTGAGTTGGAAGCTCTCATTCCGTTTGAACGCCTGTTGGACAACCGCTGGCTGAACAAGACGTTCGCCATTGCGGAAGCAAAAAAGGCCCTGTGCCAGTCCATCGAGAACATCCGCAGCGATTTGGAATTTATCCGAGAGAACTGTGGGGAGGACGTGGAGCCGTGCACCACGGAATATCTCCGCAACTTGAGCACCAACGAAGCCGTTCGCGAGCATAACCGCCGCGAGAAGTCCCGCGCAGCACAGAGGGAGGCAGAGGTCGCGAGAAAGGCGGCAGAACTGGCGCGGGCTGCTGCTCCGGTAATTATTCCCCCGACTGAGGAAGATCGCGAGATGAAAGCGAGAGCCGCCGCTGCAACGCAGGCAAACGCATTCATCACGCCGGAGGGCCGTCTGGACATAGAGGCGATGCAGAGCTTCTCCGCTGCGCAGGAGGCTCCCTCCCGCAAGCGCTATTACTTCTGGGTCGAGTTCACCAAAGAGGACATTGCATGGTTCCGCAGCGCTGCCAAGGAACGCGGGTTCGATTTCGGCAGCATCAAATAATCTTCAACATTCTAGGAGGTAACAAAAATGGGTTTCACTTCACGCGCTGGCGCTGCTGCGCCGAATACCACTACCACAGTTCAGAGCCGCTCCTTCGCTGCTCAGGTCAAGCAGAGCGAAGCGATGCAGCCGGTCGCAGAATCTAAGCCGGTCGAAATCGAGAGCATGGACGGCCAGCATCTGACCGTCACCTTTGACGATGTGCGGAACTTCATCTGCAAAGATGCGACCTTCGCAGAGTGCCGCATCTTCTTGGAGACCTGCAAGCAGTACCACCTCAACCCCTTTACCAAAGAGGCATATCTTATCCACTACGACAATAAGAACGGCGACAGCGCGTCCACCATCGTGCTGGGCAAGACCTGCTATATGAAGATGGCCGAGCGTCACCCGCAGTATGACGGATTTGAAGCTGGCGTTATCGTGCTCGTGCCGGAAGTTGGCGAGATTATTCACCGCGAAGGATCCATCGTCTACGAGGACGAGAAGCTGGTCGGCGGCTGGGCTAAAGCCTACCGTAAGGACCGCAGCCGTCCTTTCTACGAAGAAGTGAAGCTGAGCGAATACGACACCAAGAAGTCCATGTGGGTAACGAAGCCTGCAACGATGATTCGTAAGGTGGCCCTCGTCCACGCGCTGCGCGAATCCTTCCCGGCCACGTTTGGCAGCCTCTACGATGAGAGCGAGGTTCCGGTAGATGCAGAAGCATCCTGCCGCGAGGTCGAGAACGAGCAGCCCGAAATCGGCGCTATGCAGCCCCGCAAACTGAAGCCGAAAAAAGAACAGCCCGAACCGTTGGCAGTCGAAACCACCGACACCAACGATGATCCGTTTGGCGGTGATGGCGAATGATTATCAAGACGAGCACTGGTGCAATGGTGGCCGGAGTGCTGGCCCGCGACCCGGAAATCAAGGAAACGCGGACTGGAAACCAGTTCTTGAGCATGAGTGTCAAGGCGCACAGCGTCAAGGATGATTCCGGCAAGTGGAACAGTGTTTTCGTGGAGTGCTGCATCTGGCGCGATTTGGACCGCTGGGATGGACTGCTGCACAAGGGAGATTTTGTCGTGGCGTTTGGTCGGGAGCTGAAAAGCCACGAATCCAACGGAAAGACTTATTGGAATCTCGATGCTGATGGCGTTGTGGTCGGAGGCCTTGTCAATGCAAGCTGGGTTCAGATAGCAATCGACATGATGCAGCCGACCGAACAGGCAGGAACCGATGACTTTGCGCCGGTGGAGGACGAAACGCCCTTTGACCCCGGCGCAGAACCGCCGCAAAGCGTTTCTCAGCCGGAACCAGCAAAACAACCCGCCCCGGCGGTTACGCCCGAATATGACGACGATAGCCGCCCGATTTCGGATACGGGCGACTTGCCGTTCTGATTCACCGTTGAGAGAAAGGAGGTGAGCAGATGGCAATTTTTCGTTGCGTTTCGCCGAACTTTTGGTCAGACCCGAAGGTGGACGATGACTTCACCCCGGAAGATAAATACTTTTATCTCTACCTTCTCACCAATCCGCACACCACTTTGAGCGGATGCTATGAGCTGGGCAAGCGGCAAGCGAGCAGAGAGCTTGGATACAACGAAGAGACCGTAGACCGACTTATCCACCGAATGGAAACTGTTCACAACGTTATCCGCTATGACAAGGCAACGAAAGAGATATTGCTTCTTAACTGGCACAAATACAACTGGTCGAAATCACCCAAATGCCTGAAGGGCGTTGAGTATTCGCTGCAAAACATCAAGAGTGATGCGTTCAGAAAATACTGCGCAGATACCCTATCTATACAGTATCGGTACAGTATAGATACAACTGTATCTGTAACTGCTACTGTAACTGAACCTATTACTGAAACTGTTATCTATCCTAATAGAGATAGCTTAAATAACAGCAAAGAGAAAACCCCGGCAGCTGATGCAGACCTCGCCCAGATTATTCAGCGGTACGAGGAAGTTGCAGGCAGCTTTCCGCGTTCAGCGCTGGAAAAGCTGCAAAGCTGGCGGCAGGCTTTCGGCACAGACTTGATCTTGCTGGCAATTGACCGGGCAGCGGAAGCAAATAAACGGTCGTGGGCCTACATAAACGGAATCTTAGCCAGTTGGCAACGCGAAGGTGTTCAGACGGTTGGCGATGTAGCTGCAAGCGATGAGCAGTACCAGAGCCGCCAGCAGCAGGCACGGCCCGGCAGCGCTACCGGTGGAAGAAAGCCCACCGAGAGCGTGGACGATCAGCTGACCAGAGTGCTGGCAAACATGGACAGAAAAAGAGGGTTTGAGCAATGACGAAAGAAGAAACGGCCCAGCTGATACGGATGAACTTCACGCTGTACAAGCTGGGCAGCAAACCCCTCACGGATGAGGAAATGGAAACCACCCTTGACGTGTGGACGTATCAGTTCCGGGATTATCCCGGCGAAGTGGTGAAGCGGGCGTTCCTGGCCGCGAATCGCGTCTGCGTCTATCCAATCACGGTGGCAGATATCTACAAGCAGCTTTCCCAGTGCATCAACCCGGATGCAGAGTGGGAGGCGCTGGCGGATGCAGCCCGCAAGGCACAGAAATACATGAGCTGGAAAAACTTCCCGATGGTGACCGGCATTGACGAGAAGGGCGGGCTGCTGCGTAGTGACGGCACGGAAGAGCTGCAAGTATTGTACGACAGCCTCCCCCCGGCGGCCAAAACTTACGCCGGGAGCGTGGGCGGCCTGAAGGAGCTGGCCATGACCCCGGACCTGACCTATCGCCGGGTCGAGTTCCTCAAACAGTCGCGGGAGGACATTACGACAACGCCGAGGGAGGCCGCCCGGCTGCGCGGCACGTCTGACCCGGCTAGATTGGAGGCAGTCAATGGGTAAGTTCAGGGTTTTAGTGGAGTGCCGCAACGAGGGCGGCACAGATCTCCACTGCTGGATCGTGGAAGCGAAGAACCCAGGCGAGGCGGAACATATCGCCGTCTCCAGGGCTCGGGCCTTTTACCCCGAGTTTGATGAGTTTGAACCTGTAAGGACGGAGGCTGTGAAGAATGGATGAATTGAAGCTTTTGCCTGCAAACGCAATTGTGGCAGCATTTCGAGAAGTGGCAGAAAAAAATCGTAAGAAAGCAAATGAACTTCAGGGGAAGGCTGGGTTTCAAAATTTCTTGCTCCGAGAGGTTCATAATAGCGGAGCAGATATGATTTCTGGCCTCGCGGATGACATAGAGAAGATGGACCCTGTTGACGAAGCCGTTTTACGCGTTGCACTTATTCAAAAAATCAAAAACGGGCAAAAGGGTGCTCAAAAGCTTTATTGGAGGGATTTTGCGGGCAATAAAGTTTGCCCCGTTTGTGGGTATGAGTGCACAGATGATTATTTTGTCGAAAATTTTTGCACAAGATGCGGGACAAGGTTATTCGTAGACAATGGCTAAATGGAGGATGCAGAAATGAACACACCGTGCAAAGACTGCCCCGACCGGCACCCGGTATGCCACGACAGCTGCCTTAAATACGCCGAGTTCAAGCGCCAGCGCGGCGCAGAAGCAGCTTACACCCGCGAGATGCTGGACACAGGCAAGGTCTACCACTACGACCACGAGGACCGCCACCGGGAGCGGGGCCGCAAGAAGTACATGGGAGCGAACGGAGGAGCGGACAGATGAATAAATTCGGAAACTGCCCTCTGTGTGGCAAACAGGTCAAGCCGACCAACCTGCGAAAAATTGCACGGCAGAATCAGCTGTACGGATTTCGCCTGGCTCTGGATGGAATTGCTGCCACATGGGGCGCACTGATTCAGAATCTGCGGTGTGAGCTTGGCCTGACCGATGAGCAGGTGCAGAAGCTTATCCGCATTGGCGACAGATACTGGGAGATGGTCGGAGAGTTCAAGAACGAGGGCATGGCCCCGGACGAGTTCGCGGAGTATCTCGTCAGCAAGTCGGAGCAGGTCGAAAAAGAGCTGAGAGAAAGGTGGAGCGAATGGACAAGGAACAGCTTGCAATTGCACGGTTGCAGGACGCTGCACGTCTATCCGAGCATCGGTACAAGAAACCGCTCATGGTCACATACTCTGGCGGCAAGGATTCACAGGTGCTCGTGGCTCTGGCTGAACGTGCAGGAATCAACTTCGAGGTGGTCAACAGCCATACCACAGCAGATGCGCCGGAGACGGTCTATTTCATTCGTGAGCAGTTCAAGGCGATGGAAGAGCGTGGAATAAAATGCTCCATCGTCATGCCCCGCTACAAGGACAAGCCCGTGTCCATGTGGACGTTGATTCCAATGATGAAAGCCCCCCCAACAAGAAACAGGCGATATTGCTGCTCTATCTTAAAAGAATCTCCAACGATGAGCGGGTGCTTTATCGCAACTGGAGTTCGCTGGGCTGAATCTGTTAGGAGAAACAATACTCGTGGGATTATGGAAATCAGCCATAGAAACAAAGAAAAGCGCATTATCCTTACGAGCGACAATGACGAGAAGAGGCAGTTGTTTGAGACTTGCAACCTCAAGGGCAAAATGACCGTCAATCCGATTGTGGACTGGTCAAATGCAGATGTTTGGGGTTACATTCACTCTGAGTCGCTTCCGATAAATCCGCTATATCAATGTGGTTTTGAACGTGTTGGATGTGTTGGATGCCCTCTTGGGGGATATAAACATCAATGTATGGATTTTGCACGATATCCAAAATTCAAAAAAGCGTACATTATGGCATTCCAGAGAATGCTTGACATCAGGCAAAGACTCCAAATGCCAAACGATATTGCTGAATGGAAAACAGGAGAAGATGTTTTTCACTGGTGGACGGAAGACGGTGTTCTTCCCGGTCAGTTAAGCATGGACGATTTGATGGGGGTGATTGTATGACGCAGAAACAGTTTATCAAGCAGCTGATGAGCCGCGGCGTTTCGCATTCGGATGCCTGCGGGCTGGTGGCCTACATGAAAGAGCTTCGCCAGCTGATCGAAAAGCATGAGGACGTTGTGATGCTGGCGGATGCAAACACAATGCAGTTCGTCCCGGCGAAGGTTTACTCCTACGAGGAAACCTTCCAACGGATGCAGGAAGGGAGAGATATCTTTTGCTGAATGTGCTTTATATCCCGACAGATAAAGAAGCTGTGGAAGCGGCCCTTGTCCTGCAAAGATATTGCGAAGCAAAATTTGAAAATGGGTGTAAGGATTGCATCCACAACCTCGGAAGTCATGAAAGTTGTGGTCTTTCTAACGAACTTCCGTGTGATTATATCATACCAGATAGAATTGTAAAAGAAACAGAAGCAAAGCCGAGCAAAGTGAAATCCAACCCTGGAACCGACACTATGAGCCCGGAGGACATGGCCCATTATTTGATGGATTTTTGCCATTGCCACTTGGCAGCCGGGAAAGGTTGCCCAGGTTGCACGTTCGATAAGCCGACCAGTAACGATGGCGATGGAGAATGCCGTCTCGGTGTTCCTTCCGACTGGGATTTTTGAGGAACACAAACCCGAATAAAACCAAGTTTGACCTGCTGGAGAATGGAGCTTGAACATGAGCAATGACAACATGAGCCGGAATGCCGAGCATTATGCAGATCCGACCCCCGGCACTGCGATGCGGAACATCCGCAAGGAAGAATACCAGAAGGAATCCGCCCGGCTGCTGCGAATCAGCCTCCTCGTGCCCCTGCTTCGGCAGGTGGCCGAGTGGGCAGGTTTTGAGATCATTGGCCGAATCCCATTGCGGGACAAGGCGACTGGAAAGGAGTATCGGTAATGGACAACAAAATTCTGGAAGAGGCTCGCGATACCATGCTGACTACATTGGAAAAGATTGGCGGACAGAGCCTCATTTGTTCGTGGACGCGCCGAGACGGTACGGTGGTCAGACTGTCGATGAAAATCATGCCCCACAACGAGGACACCATTGCAGATGCCATCTGCGACATGGACGATGAGGAGCTGGCCAAGCGCCTTATCCCCATTGTCGTGAACCAGATGTGCGAGGACCATGTACCCACGGAAGAAGAGGCGCTGAAGTGGCTCCAGCAGCCCGCCAGCTGCCTGAAGGAGTAAGGAGGACGAAATGGCAGAACACTACAAGATTGACTGTGACAAGGTAGAGGACAGAAAGGCGCTGACCGTCATTCTCGCAATGAACGGATACACCGTGCGCATGGGCAAAGAGAAGCGCGGCGGAAAGTCCACCTTGACCTACTTCGTGGAGTATTGGAGGGCTGACAATGAAGGGTAACACAGCGGCCAGCGCCCGCCGCAGCTACATGGGCGCTCGCAGCCGGGCAGAGGGCGCAGGTTTTGAGGCCATCATCAGCTCCGCTTGCGACTACTACCGCGCAATCGGGCGGGCAGACATCGAGAAAACCCCGGAGCCGATGAAGCCCATCGGTGGTGCAGATCGCTCCGGCAGATTCCTCGCCTGCTACACCAAACAGGCACAGCCAGACTACAAAGGCGTTCTCTCAGGCGGAAGAGCGGTCGTTTTCGAGGCGAAGCACACCGACACCGGTCGTTTGTTGTCCGACCGCGTATCAGCCGAGCAAGCCGCCTGTTTGCGCCGGATATCACGGCTGGGCGGTATCGCGTTCGTTCTGTGTTCATTCAATAGCCGGGAGTTCTACCGCATTCCGTGGCCGATCTGGGAAGACATGAAGAACGTGTTTGGCCGGAAGTACATCACCCCAGCAGATTTGGCAGAGTACCGTATCCGCGTTGCAGCGCCCGGAGTGTTGCTATTTTTGGAGGGAGTAAAGGAGAAAAAAGATGATCTTCACATGTGCACCTGAAAATGAAAAGCGAGACGGTGTAGACTACCGCGATGTCAAGGCATGGTTCCAGCAGTGCCGGGACGGTGCTGCCGCCGTGAAGGCCCAGAAGCAGAAGATCCAGCGCATCCGGGATGCTGCCGAGAAATGCACCCAGAGCCTAAACGGAATGCCCACAGGCGGAAGTTCCGGTGATAAGGTCGGAGATGCCGTTGCCCGGCTGGATGCAGAGGAACGGGAGCTGAAGCAGATGGAGCAGCGCCTTGCACTGCTGAAGATGAATGCCACCTGCAGGGCCTACACCGGGGCCGTAGACCCCGAGACCGTCCGGCAGGGTGACTGCATCCGGATGTTTTACATCGAGAACAGGAACCAGCCCGTCATCGTGGAAGCTCTGGGGCTGTGCGAAAATTCCGAGGTCTCAAAGATTATCCGCCGGGGCTGTGAGCGGCTGGCTCTGCTCTGGGATACACTGGAATAATGATTCCACATCATATCCATCCTGCATCCATGTGCAAAACATCCCATTTGTGATATTCTGGGTACAAGCGCAACCGCGCGAAGCGGAACGGCGCTTGAAAGCCTGCCGACCCCGTAGGCAGAAGTGGACGCATGGCCTCATAAACCACCGGGAGCTGCTGCGTTTCCCATGCGCGGCACATCTCTTTCTGTTTTCATCCTCCTAGATGATAGCTTTGCTTAACACGCATTTCTTATGCCGGAGGCCCCGGAACGCCAAAAGCGGGTTATGACGTTGGACCAGCCGGTGTGTGCGTCCAATCCCTGCGCCCTGAACTGTGTCTGACCAGCACAGCGATGGGCTTTTTATATTCCCGTAGCTCAATTGGTAGAGCGTTGGTCTCCAAAACCAAAGGCTGCAGGCTCGGGCCCTGCCGGGAATGCCATTTGCGTACCCTAGAGGGGGCGGCGCAATAGCGGAGCATCTGGCCGCGAAAGTTCCAGATGCAGCGGCAACGTCTTACTGTCCGGTAAAAGCAGATAACGGCGTTGCTGCTTATATGCCGTCATAGCTCAACTGGAAGAGCGCCGCCCATTTAAGGCGGGACAACGCTGGTGACACCACGGGAACATCACTGCACAGCCAACCACTGCGCACATCCATTCCGTGGGTGCCGGTTCAAATCCGGCTGACGGCTATATTGATTTTTAGCTTGAAATAGCTTGAGGTTTAGCTTGAGCAGTTTCGGGCTTTTTATTTTGCACGGGAGGAGAATAACATGATTCAGAAAGAGCTGCTGAAATTACCGGTCGAAGATCTTGTTCCGTATGAGAACAACCCGCGCGTTATTTCCCAGGAAGCTGTGAACGCCTGCGCGGAAAGTATGCGGCAGTGTACCGCTCTTGACCCCATTGAGGTGGACGAGAACAACGTCATCCTCAGCGGACACACCCGCCGTCTTGCTCTGATGCAGCTCCATGTGAACACTGCTGATGTGGTACGTTACACCGGCCTGACCGAAGAACAGAAGCAGAAATACCGTATCCTCGCAAACAAGACCGGTGAAATGTCTGGGTGGGATTTTGGAAAACTCGAACAGGAACTGGCAGAAGTGGACTTTGGCGACTTTGACTTTGATTTTGACCTTCCTGCTGGTGACAGCAAAGAAACGCAGGTTGCTGAGGATGAGGCTCCCGAAGTTGACGAAGCCGCACCTCCAAAGGCAAAGCTGGGTGATATCTGGAAGTGCGGCAGGCATCGCGTTATGTGCGGAGACAGCACGAATGCGGAAAGCGTCAAAACCCTTATAGGGGGGGGCGCAGGCTGATATGCTGCTCACTGATCCGCCGTATAACGTGAACTATGGAGCAGTGCGTGACGTAAGCGAAGCCGTAAAAAGACGCAAAAGAACAGATGGTCTTCTCATACAAAACGACAACATGGGCGATGAAGAGTTCAGACAGTTCCTGACCAGCGCTTTCAGAAGCGCCGACGCTGTAATGAGACCTGGCGCTGTTTTTTATATTTGGCACGCGGATGGAGAAGGGTATAACTTCCGTGGGGCGTGTAAAGACGTTGGTTGGACTGTAAGACAGTGTCTGATTTGGAACAAAAACACGTTATGCATTGGGAGGCAGGATTACCAGTGGAAGCATGAGCCTTGCCTGTATGGATGGAAAGATGGCGCAGGACATCTATGGACAAGCGACAGAAAACAGACAACCGTTCTTGATTTTGACAGACCGGTTAAGAGTGAGCTGCACCCAACGATGAAACCGGTTGCGCTTTTTGACTATCAAATCAAAAACAACACAGAAAGCGGGAATATTGTCCTTGACCTGTTTGGGGGAAGCGGGACAACGTTGATCGCCTGCGAGCAGAACGGAAGAACAGCTTATCTCATGGAGTATGATCCGAAGTACGTTGATGTCATTGTGAAGCGATGGGAAGACCTAACGGGAGAAAAGGCCGTTCTTGTAAAAGAGGTGAGCTAAGATTGGCCGAAAAGGTAAATTCGAGCAGTGGTTAGAACCGGAAAAGCTAACGCTGCTTCGCGGTTGGGCAAGGGATGGCCTGAAAGACAAGCAGATTGCCGGGAATATGGGAATTTCAGTATCCACTCTCTGCGAATGGAAAAACAAATTTTCCGAATTATCGGAAGCTTTAAAAAAAGGCCGAGAAGTTGCAGACTACATTGTTGAGAATGAGCTGTTCGAAAGCTGCAAGACCCGCACCGTAACCGTAAAAAAGCCCATCAAACTGAAAAAGGTCATGGTGGATGGAAAAAAGCGGCTTGAAGAGGAACGCATCGAGTATGCAGAGGAACAGGTCGTCGTTCCAGCCAACGTGACGGCTCAGATATTCTGGCTGAAAAACCGGCGGCCTGAAAAGTGGGCAGGTGTGCCGGAAGAAACGAGGGCAGAGAAGCATGACGACGATGGCCTGCTTGAGGCCCTGAGCGCTGCCGCAGACATCAGCCCGCCGGATGACGTGGAGATGCTTCCGGAGGAAGAGGACGACAATGCGGAAAAGTAACGGTTTTCGATGGAAAGCCCTCAGCCAGCGGCAAAAGATGGTTCTTTGCTGGTGGACACCGCAGAGTGCATACAGCGGTTACAACGGCATCATTGCAGATGGCGCTATCCGCTCGGGCAAGACCTTTGCCATGAGCTTTTCGTTCGTCCAGTGGGCCATGACCTGCTACAGCGGCCAGCAGTTTGCCATGTGTGGCAAGACCATCGCCAGCTTCCGGCGCAACGTGATGGGCACGCTCAAGCAGCAGCTTGCAGCCCGTGGCTACAACGTCAAGGAGCACCGGGCAGAAAACTGCATGACCGTCAGCAAGAGCGGCAGAACCAACGAGTTTTATCTTTTCGGCGGCAAGGACGAGAGCAGCCAGGACCTGATCCAGGGCATCACCCTTGCCGGGGCATTCTTCGACGAGGTGGCCCTGATGCCGCAGAGCTTCGTAAATCAGGCCACAGCCCGATGCTCTGTCACCGGGTCAAAGTTCTGGTTTAACTGCAACCCGGGCAGCCCGCAGCACTGGTTTTATCTGGAATGGGTGCGCAAGTGCCGTTCCCGCAAGATGATGTATCTCCATTTCACGATGGACGACAACCTGTCGCTTTCTGAGGACATCAAGGCCAGATACCGCAGCCAGTACAGCGGCGTTTTCTATCAGCGCTACATTCTGGGCCTGTGGACGGTGGCCGAGGGCCTTGTATATGACATGTTCGACCGCAAGAAGCACGTCGTTGATGAGCTGCCGGAGCTGTCACCAAAGAGCGCCTATGTGGCGTGCGACTTTGGCACCCAGAACGCAACGGTTTTTTTGCTATTCCAGAAGCAGGCAGATGCAGACTGCTGGATCGTCGCCCGGGAGTACTACTACAGCGGCCGGGAACAGAAGCGGCAAAAAACCGTGGGCGAGTACGTCACAGACCTCAAGGCGTGGCTGAATGGTCTCAAGCCGGAGAGGATCATCGTTGACCCCTCTGCCCTGCCCCTGATTACAGAGCTGCGCAAGAACGGCTTTACTCAGACACCAGCAAACAACGACGTTCTGAGCGGCATTCTGGACGTGCAGACCATGCTGCAGACCGGGCGGCTGAAGATCTACAAAGACTGCAAGCACACGCTGGAAGAGTTCGGCGTGTACGCTTGGGATCCGGATAAAGACGACACCGTGCTGAAGGTCAACGACCACTGCATGGACGCTATCCGCTATTTCGTGCGCACAAAGCGCCTTGTGAAACTGAGGGATTGATTTTGAGCACTGTATACACATTCCAGACATTTCAGCAGGCGCAAGCCGCCGGGGAACAGCCTGATTTCATCCGGCGCTTCGTGCAGCAGCACTGCGCTTCCAAGCCCTACAAGATGGCTCTGGACGCCGACCTGTACGATGCCCAGAAAAACCCGGGGGCTGAACGCTTTGCGCAGGCTTACGCTTTGATGCTGAAGCGCCTATCCAAAAACACCAAGCAGGACACCCCACACCCCGATATGGTCAAGAGCAATCTTTTCCGGCGGCTCAACAAGCAGCGGGCGACCTACTCCCTCGGCAACGGTGTGGTCTTTGCAGACGAGGGCGTGGACAAGGACAGGCTAGGGCAGAGCTTCGATGAGCAGATCCAGAAAGCCGGATATTTCGCCCTGATCCACGGCGAGAGCTTTGGATTCTGGAACAGCGACCATCTTGTGGTGTTCAAGCTGACCGAGTTTGCTCCCCTGTACGATGAAAAGACAGGCCTTTTGCAGGCAGGCGTGCGCTTCTGGCGGCTGAACCCGGACACGGATATGCACTATATCCTGTACGAGCTGGACGGCTTTACCGAGTACACGGAAAGCAAAATCGGAAATGTGATGCAGGAGACAACGCCGAAGCAGTCATACAAGAGCGTGACCGTCACCACCCCCGGCGGCGGGCTGGAAAGCGTGGAGGGCGAAAACTACAGCGCCCTTCCCATTGTGCCGCTGTGGGGCTCCGACCTGCACCAGAGCACCCTTGTGGGGCTGAAAGCCTACATCGACAACACCGATCTGGTAATGTCCGGCTTCTGCAATGACTTGCAGGACTTTTCGCAGATCTACTGGCTGTGCGAGAACTTCAACGGCATGACCGATGATGAGCTGCAGGAGTTCCTTGTCAAGCTGAATTTGTACCACATTGCAGGCGCAGACACCAGCGAGGGCGGCAAGATCACCCCCTACACCACCGAGATCCCCGTGACGGCCCGGCAGGCTCTGTTGGAGCTGCTCCACACCCGGGTCTATGAAGACTTCGGCGGTCTGGATGTGCACTGCGTGAGTGCAGACAGCACCAACGACCATCTGGATGCAGCCTATGAGCCGCTGAACCAGAACGCAGACGACTTCGAGGCGCAGGTCAAGCCGTTCATCCGGCAGATCTGCGCACTGGCTGGCTTTGAAAACGCTATGCCGACATTCAACCGCAGCAAGATCACCAACACAGCTGAGCAGGTCAGCATGGTGATTTCCGAGGCCGCCATCATCGGACAGGACATGGCCATCGACCTGCTGCCCAACCTCACCCCGGAACAAAAGGAGCAGGCCAAGGCCGCGCTGATGGCTGAGAGCGCAACACGGGAGACCGTGGGCGAGGGGGAGGGAGACGGTGATGAAACGTGATTTCTGACCGTGACCGCATCTCTACCCGCCAGCTGAACCGCCTGCGCCGCCGCATCCTCCGGGTGTACGGCACTGCCCGCCGGGAGATGCAGGAGCAGCTTACCGAGTTTCTGGCAAAGTACAAAGCGCTGGACGAGCGCAAACGGGCACAGCTGGATGCAGGCGAGATTACAGAGGATGATTACCGCATCTGGTTGCAAAATCAGGTCTTTCAGTCCGATTTGATGCACGCCAAGCTTGACGGCATCACCCAGACCTGCACCACAGCCCAAGAGACGGCCTACAAGCTGGCCCGGGACGAGCAATACAACATCTTTTCCTTTGGCGCAAACTGGGCCTTCTACGAGCTGGAACAGGCCGCAGGCGTGACGTTCGGGCTGACCCTGTACAACACCGAAGCGGTCAAGCTCCTGCTGAAGGAGAACCCCCGCATGGTGCCCAACAAGCGCATCAAGAGCGAGAGCAACCGCACCTATGATGCCCGGGTGTTCAATCGCTACGTCATGCAGGGCATTGTGCAGGGCAAGAGCGTCCACGACATCGCCGTGCAGGCCGTCAACGGCATGGCCGACACGGAGATCCACTGGGCCATGAACAACGCCATCACGGCCCTTACCAGCGCCCAGAACGCCGGGGCTTTGCAGCAGATGCACAACGCCCAGGCTTTGGGCATCGAGGTCAAAAAGCGCTGGAACTCTACCCACGACTACCGCACCCGTGAAATGCACCGCCTGCTTGACCAGCAGACAGCAGAGCTTGACGAGCCGTTCAAGGTCATGGGTTACGAAATTCAGCGCCCCGGCGACCCCAACGCAGCGCCGGAGATGGTCTACCACTGCCGCTGTGTGTTGTCCTCTGCCTTGGGCAAGTATCCCCGGCAGAACGCCATGCAGAGGGACAATGTGACCAAAGAGACCGCCCCCGTCATGGATTACACCGAGTGGTATAAATCCAAGGGCGGCAAAGAGAAAGAGCAAATGTGGTGGGCGGAAGAGAGAAAACGCAGAAAGGAGGCTGCAAAGCATGGATGAGAAGAAGCCTTGCAAATTTTGCGAGCGGCTCAAGTGGTGGAAAGAACACGAGCCAAAAGATGATCCTGATTTATATACCACCTACCAAGTAAGCCTCATCACCAAAAAGCACCGGAAACACATGGGCGTGCGCGGCGTTATTACTCACCGGGCCGGGCCGCTGAATTTCTGCCCTGAGTGCGGTCGCATCTTAAAGAAAAAGCGAGAACCGAGGGATAAGCCGTGAACTTTAACTACGACATCAAATTCACCGACAACACCCCGCGGCTGCTTGAGGCTCTGGACTCGTGGGCAGAGCGGGTGCTGACCCTCTGGGGAATGACGGTGCAGGACTACGCCCAGCTGCTTGTGCCCACCGGCACGGCAGACAGCACGGGCATTGAGGGCTATGTGGGCGGTGCGCTCAAGCAAAGTCTGACCTTTGCCCTCGACCTCGCAAAAAAGACCGTGACCATCGGCAGCAACCTAGCTTATTCTGTGTAAACATACATGCACCTTTATGTGGTAACACATATCGAAAATCGGGCAATATCGGAAAATCCCTCTTGTTCCAAACTCGAAAATGTGGTATAATTGCATTAGGAGGTTGGAACAATGAAAGACAGAAAGAAAATCAAAGACTTAACGGGAAAAAAGTTCGGTATGCTGACGGTTATCGGCTTGCAAGACACCAATAGCCGGAAAACATACTGGGTTTGTCAGTGCGATTGTGGGAACATAAAAGTCGTTCGCTCTGACAGCTTGCAAAGTGGCGCTATTCGTTCATGCGGCTGCATGAAAAAGGCACAAGAAAAAATCAATCTTACAAAACATCACAGCCACAAAATGAGCGGCACTCGTATATACCATATATGGCGTGGAATGAAAGACCGCTGCTATAATGTTCACAGCCCAAGCTATTATAGATGGGGTGGACGTGGCATTACGATATGTGATGAATGGAAAGATAACTTTAGTGCTTTTTATTCATGGGCAATGGAGAATGGATATTCTGAAAACCTTACAATAGACAGAATTGACAACAACGGAAATTATGAACCGAGTAATTGCCGTTGGGCCACAATGGAAGAACAAAGTCGAAATAGGCAATCTAATGTTGTAATCCAAATTGGCAACTCAAAAAGAACACTTAAAGAATGGTGCGAAATTTTTGAGTTGGAATATGGGACGATATTGGAAAGATACCACAATAACGGCTTTGAAAGTATAGATGACCTGTTTAATTGATGGGCAATTCCGAGATAAGCTGAATCATCATCAGCCATCGTAGAGCGTAGAGGTTGAGCGATAAGAGAGCAATAACACCTCCAAGAGTGTCCGACATCCTGCAAAGGATGATAATGTACGCCGAACTTACAGGATAGCAAACTGTAAGAGGTAAAGGATAAAAAGCCTTTACGATAACATTTTGATGTTGAGCTTGGCACGGGCATCTTTGCCGAGAAGGGCAACGGACGCAAAACGCCGTGGGTCTGGAAGGACTTCAACGGCAAGTGGCACTTTACCCGGGGCATGGCTCCTCGTCCGTTCCTCCGCCCGGCGGTGGAAGATCACATTGACGAGCTGCGAGAGATCGCGGTGGAAGAAGCAAGCAAGGAGGCTTAAGCATGGGAATTTCTTTCAAAGACACTATTTTGCATATGTTCGTCAAAGACAAAGTTGAACAGAAACCTAGAGAAGAGCTTTCCAACGAAGAGCTGATAGAAGAGGCTCAATGGCTTTGGAGGCTTTATGAAGGGCTCCTAAAAGAATTGCGAAGAAGAGGCGCAGGGAACGCAGAAAGAGCAAAACTGCAAAAAATGAGCCCGGAGGATTTTTGGGGTCAAGCAAGAATTGCCAAAGAAGAGCTTGGTTTGCTTTACGAGTCTACTGGCATGAGCCCTGCGCAAATCAAAATCGTTGTTGAATGGGCTGGCAATTATAACGTCAGTTCTCATGTTGAAATTTAATACCTAGCGGTTGGCGCACAGCGTCAGCCGCTTTTTTATGCCGCTTTCGCACAACTGGCAGTGCTCCCGGCTCATAACCGGGCAGTTGCAGGTTCGACCCCTGCAAGCGGCACCACACCGGCAGCACGTCCGGCAAATAAACCTTATTGCCAAGCATGGCAGCCCGAGCAAGGGCAGAAAGGACTATCACATGGCACTCAAAAGAGCTGACATCCGCACGATTCTGGAGAACCCCGAAACCTCCAACGATGACAAGGCCAAGGCCATTCTGGACGCCCTGCACAAGGAGACGGACGAACTCAAAGACCAGCTGGATGCAGAAAAAGAAGCCCGCACACAGGCCGAGAAGGACCGGGACGCAGCCAATGGCGGCAAGCAGGCCGCTGAACAGGCGCTGACCGACTACAAGGCCCAGCAGACCCAGAGAGACACCCGGGCCACGAAAGCAGCGGCATACAAGCAGCTGCTGAAGGACAATGGCGTGCTGGAAAAGCACTTTGACCGCGTTGTAAAAATGACCGGCGCGGACATCGACTCTTTGGAGCTGGACGAAAACGGCAAGGTCAAGGACGCAAAAAAGTTCATGGACAGCCAGAAAGACGTGTGGGGCGACTTTGTGGCTACAACCACGACCACCGGCGCGCAGGTGGACACCCCGCCCACCAACAACAGCGGAGTCTCCAAAGAGGACTTCGCAAAAATGAGCCTTGATGCCCGTATCAAGCTCAAAAACGAAAACCCTGAGCTGTATCAGCAACTGAGGAAAAAGTAAGAAAGTGAGGACATTTTATGGCAGATACTTTTGGCGGTTTCCCGTTTGACGTGGAAGTTTTCGGCGATTATATGGCCGAGCAGAACACCATCGACACCAGCATCGAGGCATCCGGCATCATCAAGGATGACGCCTCTATCATGGGTCTCATCGGTGAAAAAGGCAATGTGGCAACCATCCCGTTCTATACCGAGCTGGATGCGACTGCTGATGCTCCCCTGAACAACGACGGCATGACCAACAACACCCCGACCGAGATTTCTGGCAACAAGCAGACCACTATGCTGATTCAGCGCATGAAGGCATGGAAATCTCAGGATTTCACAAAAGAGCTGACGGGAGCCGACCCGATGCAGCACATTGCAAATCAGGTTGCACACTACTACCGGCAGGTATGGCAGAACGTTACCATGAAGATTACGGACGCTGTTCTGTCTACTACGGACCTGAAAAAGCACATCTATGACATTACTGCCATCGGCGATGGCAAGGTTGCCCCGGAGTCTCTGATCTACGCCCAGCAGGCTGCTTTTGGAGACAAACAGATGTCCAACGGCTTGATGGTGATGAACTCCATCGTTTTTGCAAAGTACCTGGCTGCAAATCTGGTGGAATTTGAAAAGTACACCACACCCGGCGCACTCTCTCAGCCTGCAACGCTGGCCCGTATTGGCGGCATGGTCGTGATCCGAAACGATGCTTACACCACGACCAAGGTAACGGGGAACAGCGGTCAGGTCGATGCTTACAAGACATACATCATCGGCGAGGGTTCTTTCGTTGGTTGCCGTAAAACCAACTACGAAAACCCCTATTACACCGATTACGACCCCGAGGACAAGGCTGGCGTCCAGAAGCTGTACACCAAAGAGGGCCGAGTTATCCACCCCAACGGCATGAGCTTCAAACAGGACAACGTAAGCGGTGCATCTCCTACGGATGCTGAGCTGTCTGCAAAGGCGAACTGGGAACGCCGCATGAAGCTGGAGAACATCCGCATCGGGCAGATGATCTCTCTGGGCTAAACAGGAGGTGACCCCCATGACCGTCCCTGAGCTGTGCGCACTGACGCACAATTTTTTTGACCGGGCAGATGACCCCATTGCCGGGGAGTTCACCTTTGAGCCGGACACCGTGCCCGCCGGGGTAGTGCCGGGGCAGTATTTCCTCGTGTGCGGATCCATCTTCAATGACGGCGTGCACAAGGCCGGGGACGGCGATCTGGCCGCCGAGACCTTCACCGGGACGGTGCAGCCCATGCGCGTGCCGCCTGATTTTGTAGCGCTGGCTGAAAAAATCGACACATACGACAAGGCGCTCCCGTCCGGCGGCGTGTATGTGTCCCAGTCCTTTGCCGGGTGGTCTGGCACGATGGCTACAGGCACGGACGGCCTGCCCGCAGACGGCAAGACCCGCTATAAATCCGAGATCAATCAGTGGAGGAAGATGTGACATGGTCAACGCGTTCACTGCATCCACCGTGATGCAGAGTTTTACCCAAAAATACCGCTTTCAGACCCGCAGCTATGAGCCGGACGGCGTGGGCGGCTTTGTGTCCGGCTGGCAGGACGGACCCGAGTTTGAGGCCGTGGAGCGCCACGACACCACCGTGGAAGCTCAGGTGGCAGAGCAGGCTGACACCGCCTCCACCTATACCCTGCTGGTCAACACGGGTGTGCCGCTGGCTTTCCCGGACTACATCAAGCGGGTAAGCGACGGGCAGACCTTTCAGATCACAAGCACAGCGGACGAAACCAAGTCCCCGCCGGAATCCGGCATGGGACTGCGGGCCGTCAAGTGCAAAAAGGCGGTGCTGCCGTAATGGGGGCCGCCGAGAGCATCAACCGGGCGCTGAACACGTTCTTCAACGGATTCGGCATCCCCGGCTATCTGGAAGACAACATCCCGCCCGCCGCTTCTCTGCCCTACCTGACCTACAAGCCCGCCGTCCCCGGCGGCTGGAACGAGGAAGCGTCGTTCCACGCCCGCTTGTGGTATCCAAGCAGCGCGGGGCGTTTACCCGTCATACAGACCGAAGACAAAATCAGCGCAGCCCTTGCAGGCGGTTTGACCATCGAATGCGAGGGCGGCGCTATTCTTTTGCGCAAAGGCGTCCCGTGGGCGAATCCGCTCAACAACTCGCCCGAGGGCTATTTGTGCGAGTACCTGAATTTTGAGATCACGCAGCTATGCGAGTAAGGAGAATTATGGGAAGAAAATTTACCAAAATTTCCGCAGAAGCATTCAAGTCCATGCAGATCAACGCGGGCCTTGTGCTAAACAAGTTCGACACTGAGGGCCAGACCGCCGTCGCTGATGCCGACATCATCTGCGCAACCACTGGCGGCATCACCGCCACCTGCACCCCCAACATCACCGACCTGGGCGAAGATGTGGACAACTGCAAGAAGAACACCGTGGAGCTCATGGAAATTGAGGACTACGACTGCACGCTGGCCTTCACCGCGCTGAATACCTCCGCCGAGGTCATCCGCATGGCGCTGGGCGCAGCGGACGTGGCCGGGGGCAAGGTAACGCCCCGCATGACGTTCAAAACTGACAAGACCACGGGCGACTTCAAAACCATTTGGTTTGTGGGCGACCTCATCGGCGGCGGTTATGTGGCTGTTCGGCTGGACAACGCAATCAGCACGGGCGGCCTGTCCCTCAAGACAACTGACAAGGGCAAGGGCAATGTGTCCGTCACCCTGACGGGCTGTGTCCGAATGGGAGACGAGACCGTCCCCATGGAGTTCTTTGTGAGTGAAGACGCGGCAGCATAAGGAGGGGAACAATGAAAACTCTCAACCAGATGGACGAAACCGAATTTCTGCGCCACTGTTACATGATCGCGGACAAGGTGGCCGCCCTGCTGACCGAGACGCAGGTGATGGAGCTGCGAAAAGTCGGCCCCATCCTCACGGGCAGTGAACCCCCCGATGAGCTCAAGGCCAAAAAAGAAGCCCAGGGCCGCAAGAACATCAAGGCAATGGCAAAAAAGCTGCTGTTCGACAACGCTCAGAACACAGCGGAGCTGCTGCCTTTGCTGTACGAGCTGGAAACGGACAAGGACGGCAACCCTGAAAAGATGACTCCCTTCAAAACCCTGCGCGTCATCACGGAGACCATCAACGACCGGGATGTGCTGGATTTTTTATCCTCGTTGGTGAGGTTGGCTCAGACCGATATCGGCGGCTGATCTCATCCATTCGGCTGGATATGCTGAAAGCCATTGGCAAGCCCTACATTGCCCAGCATTGCGTCAATGCGATGCAGCAGGAAGCTTACGAGAAGAGCTACCGCGCCTACATCACGGACGCTCTGGCTGGCCTTGTGGGCATGGAGTGTCGGTGGGTGGACACCCTACCCGACTTTAATACTCCCGCCCGGCCCCAGCAGAGCGCAGAGGAAATCAAGGCCCGTATTCTGGCCGGACTGAACGGAGGTGATACGCCCTGAAACTTTTTGAATTGATGGCCACTCTTGGGCTGGACACGTCCGCGTATGAGCGGGGCATCAACAACGTCCAGAGCGAGACCCAAAAGACCGTGACGGCGCTTTCCAGCGAGTACAGCAAGGCCGCAAAAAGCGTTCTGGAACTGACAAAGCAGTATAACGAATCTGCCGCCAAGACGGGCAAGACTTCGGCTGAGACCAAAGAGCTGAAAAATCAGCTTGCAGCAGCTGAGGCACATCTCAAAACAACCGCCTCCGCCCTGAAATCCGCAAACAACGGCATGGACTCCTTTGGCAAATCGGCCAGCAGTACGGGAAGCGAGCTGACGGCGGCGCTGACAAAATCGCAGCTTCTGGCTTCTGCCATCTCCACGCTTTCCACCGCGGCCCTCAGTGGTGCAAAGCAGTTTGTGTCTATGGGCATCGAGTACAACGCCCAAATCGAGAGTTACCGCGTGGGCTTGACCAATATGCTGGGCGACGCACAGGCGGCCAATGAGGCCATGGCGGCCATTCAGGAGGACGCGGCCCGCACGCCGTTCAGTGTGGATTCGCTGACCCAGGCAAACCAGCTGCTGATCAGCGCGGGCGAAAATGCGGAATACTCCCGCAAGGTCATCATGGCGCTGGGCGATGCTGTTTCCGCCACGGGCGGAGGCAACGCGGAGCTTTCCCGCATGGCAGCTAATCTTCAGCAGATCGCCAATGTGGGCAAAGCGTCCGCAATCGACATCAAGCAGTTTGCCTATGCCGGCATCAACGTTTATCAGGTGCTGGCTGACTACACCGGGAAAACGGTGCAGGAAGTCCAGAACATGACCATCAGCTATGACCTGCTGTCTAATGCCCTTATTGCTGCCAGCGAGGAGGGCGGGCGCTACTACAACGCCATGGACACCCAGAGCCAGACCATGAATGGACGTGTGTCAACCCTGAAAGATAACGTGAGCCAGCTGGCCGGGCTCATGACGGGCGACCTCAGCAGCGGAATCGGTGTGGTAATCTCCAACCTCAACGATATGACCGTGGCGGCCATCGAAGCTTACAAGACGGACGGCTGGAAGGGGCTCGGCGAGGCAATTCTGGAACTGAACAACCCCATCAACTCCGTCATCAAGAAATTTGGCGAGCTTGGCTCTGCCGGAATCGGCGTTCTCGATAAATTGAGCTTCAAGCTCAACAAAGCCCTCGGGAAGAATGCTTACGCGGGGTACGAGAACAGTGACGAAGGATACAAGCAGTACCGCTCTGACAAAAACAGCCAGAGCAACTACGACCGCCGACGGAAGGACGCTAAAAACGGAAAGGGCATCTACAACGAAAGCTGGACGGAACGTCAGGCAAAGGCGGCTGCAGCCGCCGGGAACGGCGGGAGCAGTATCACTGCCTCGGGCGGCACAGGCGGCGGAAAAAGCAAAAAATCTACCGCCAAAGCGGCTGCTGACACCAAAAAGCTGGCGGATACCGTCACCGAAACGTCGAAGCAGATCCTTGCCGGAACGGGCAACATCGTGGGCAACATCCAGCGCGTGGTGGAGACTGCCGACAATACCTACAACGTCTACGACGGCACCACCAAAAAGCTCAAGGGCACCACAAAGGAGACCGTGGAGACCATCACGGACTCTTGGAAAGAAGTGGTGGACGGCACGGAGAAGACCATCAAATCGGTCACAAAGAAAGTGACCGATGCGGCCGGAAAAGTGACCACGACCACGCAAAAGACCTGTGACGATGTGGTTTTGTCCGTGACAGAGCTGCAAAGCCGCATTGACCAGAACCTCAGCAATGCGCAGAAGCAGTGGTCGAACGGCATCTTTGGCCGCCTGCAAAACGCGTTCACCGACCTGAAAAACCGCAACTGGGCCGGGTTGGCTACAGACGTGGCAAATCTCATCTGGGGCGAGGTATCGCAGGATCAGCGGGAGCTTATCTCCAAGTGGGCGGCGGATGCGCTGAGTGTCATCAATGACGCATACAGTGGGGGCGGCGTAAAAGCGGCCTTCGCTACCATCAAATCGCTCTTTACGGATGGCATTGCTTCCAGCGCAACAGAAGCGGGGACAGCGGTGCAAAGCTTTGGCTCCATCCTGTCCAGCTTGAGCGCATCCGGTGGGGCATGTGCCCAGCTGGCCAACGTCGCCAGCGGGGTGTCCAGCATGGCCACCTCTATCATGGGCAGTCTGGGCAAAATCGTCTCGCTTGTGGCATCCAACCCTGTGCTGGCTGCCATCCTGGGCGTGGCTGCTGTGGCGGGCGGTATCGGTCTGGCCGCATGGCTGGGCAGTAAAAACGGCGAAAAGGAAAGCACTGACAGCAAGAGCACGACGCTTTCCTACAAGGACATTCAGGACGCCTACTGGTACGGCAGCCAGCGCAGCTTTGCCGGGTACGATTTCCGCACCGACGGCTATGCGTTCGGCGAAAGCCCGGCAAACGGGCGGCTTTCGTCCTACCAGCAGAAAATGCAGCAGTCCGTGGACGCGCTGTACAACGTCGTGCAGCAGTACCTTCCCCAGACGGCAAACACCGTCATCAAGCTGGACGACGGCACGCTGGTGGGCGCTCTGGCACCTTCTATTGATGCACAGCTGGGCCATCTGGCCACGCTGGCAGAAAGGGGAAATTAAAATTTGTACAAAATTTTTGCATATCCCTTTGGCAACCCCAACGACAAGCGCCTGATCTACGCTCCCAATAGCCGCACTGCCCTTGTGCTGTCTCCCAAGCTGACCCGAGAGGTCAGCAAGGGCGGCAGCCTTTCTTTTACCATGACGCGCGACCATGAGCAGTATGAGAGCCTGCAAAAGATGTCCACTTGCATCACCGTTGAACAGGACGATAAAGAGATCTGGCGCGGGCGTGTCCTGAGCCATGAGGCAGACTGGTACAACCGGCGCGTCATATACTGCGAGGGCGCTTTGTCTTACTTCAATGACAGCGCAATCACCCCTTTTAACTACGAGGGAAAGCTGGCGCAGTTTTTGCAGCACCTCATCGATGCCCACAACCAGCAGTGCGGCAACATGAAAATGAAACGCTTCGAGCTGGGCACTGTCACCGCGGCACTGGGTGATCTTGTTGTGCACTATGGAGACCGGGACAGCTACGGTGTGGGCGAAGACTACGGCAGCACCTGGGACATCATCGACAAGATGGTGCTCAAGGTGTACGGCGGATATGCCTACTGTACCTACAACCCCGCCACGGGTAATAACGTCTTAAATTATTGCGATCAGTCTTTCGAAGCCGACCGTTTGGTCAACCAAACTATTGAGTATGGCGTAAACCTGCTGGATTTCACCGAGAAGACCGATACCAACAGTCTTTTTACCCGTGTGTATCCCATGGGAAGCAAGCACACGGTCGAGGAGACAAAGTGGAAGTGGAAATTTTTGTGGTGGGGTGAAAAGTACACAGAAAGCCATGAAGAGCGCTATGGCATTTCTGGAACGGATGCGGCGACCGTCACTAAGTATCTGCCAAAAGGGTATTCGTACCGGCTGGACAGCAGTGACGGCGACTGCGGATGGATCCAGAATGATGCAGCGGCCCAGAAGTTTGGCATCGTGTCAGCCCTGGGCGAGTATGACACCGACAGCGACAACGACACCTTTGCTGCAGGCGTGCAGGATCTTCAGAAAAACAGCTTGATGGTGACGAGCTACACCGTCAAGGCTGTGGATCTGCGGGACGCAGGCTATGACAAGGACAGGCTGACTTTTGCCGGCTATGCCCACATTATCAGCAAGCCCCACAGCATCGATGTCATCATGCTGTGCACAAAGCTGGTGGAACCGCTGGATCAGCCGGACAAAAAGGAGTATACCTTCGGCATGACCCGGCAGACTTTGACCGACCGACAAGTGGCCAACCTGGGCCGCACCAACCTGCTGGATGAGGATACGGCATCCGCTGAAAAATATCAGCAGAGCACCCTTAACCAGCTTTTCAAGTACCAAAAGTCTAACGACAAAAGAGTGGACGAGGTGGACAAAAAAGCTGGTGAAGCAGCCAAAACGGCCACAAATTTTCTGGAGTTTACCCCGGAAAACGGCCTTATCGTCCGGCATGACCAGCTGCCCAACAAAAGGGTGCAGATCACCAACGACGGCATAAAAGTGCTTTCCGGTTCCAGCATGGTCAACATTAAGTCGGATAGCATTTCCATCACAGACGGCAACGGCAGCTGCACTATCGACTCCGGAAAGATTACCTTCTACGGCATCCGAAACGCCCGTATCTGGGACTTTGGGGACAACAGCTCTTTTGGAGCACAGACAATCCCGCTGGACCTGGCCGATTTTTCTGCTGTGTATCTGACCTATACCAGCAAGAAAGGATCCACATGGTGGGCCAGCGGCGGCACTGCCGGATGTGTGACCATGGTCATCCCGGTCAATGGCGTGGAATACGCCATGACTTACCCGTGGAACACCACTCACATGCGGACGGTGCGGGTCAACTCAGGGGGCATCACTTTCGGACCCGGTCGTGAGCGCACATCGAACTATGTCACGGGCAACAACTACACCCCGGCAATAGTGCCGACGAATTTCAGCATCGACCTGGAAAGCCCCGGCTCTGACGGGTGGACACAAAATGACTCCCTCTGTATGCCACGAGAACTATACGGTTTTATGTGAGGTGAAGGACAGATGAAAGTACCCGGCTGTAAATTTATGTGCAAAGTGTGCTCCGATGGTCGCATTTACAGCGGCGGATGGGGCGTTGAAGAAGTGATCCCGAACCCTCTCCCAGACAACTGCATGGTCTTCGATGAGTTCCCGGAGGACTGGGAGGATGGCGGCTCGCACTATGTGTGGGACGGAGAAAAGTTGGTATACAGCCCTCTGACCCCGGAGCAGTTGGCCGTGATCCAGAGCGGAGGTGAGCTTAAATGCTGATGGGTGCACAGATCGGAAGTGTCCATACCCTCAAAGACCTTGGCCTTTATCTGAAGGTGGGCAGCCCTATGATATCCGGTGCAGAGCCAGAGACAATGCTTGTCAATGTCCCGGGCTCTGACTTTATCCTAGACCTGTCCAGGGCTTTGGATGGGGAAGTGCACTACAAGCAGCGCACCATCAAGATGGAGCTGCTGTGCAAGGCCAAAAAGAGCCAGTGGAGCACCATCCAGAGCGCCCTCGAAAACGCCCTGCAGGGCCAGTGGCTGCGCTGCATCTTTGATGAGGACAGCACATGGTACTGGCTGGGCTTGTGGCGGGTGGACGTGGTGGAGCGCGGGCGCACGGAGATCACCTTCAGCATCGAGGGCACCTGCAACCCCTACAAGCGCAACGTTACCGCCGACGCGGGCGCGGACTGGTTGTGGGATACCTTTGACTTTGAGACCGATACTATCTACGACACACCGACAGGAGTGATTAGCTTATGATTACACTCAACTTTGATGAGGTTTTGAAGCGCATTTATAACGCCCAAAAAGGCGTTGAGGTCCGCTACGGCCTCGGCCAAGGCTTTGAGTACTGCAAGCAATTTGCCGACGAGGCTCAAGGCCATGCCACCAACGCCAAAGCCAGTGCGGACAAAGCCGAGCAGACCGTTGCAGGCATCGAGCAGACTAAAACCGACGCGGTGCAGGAGGTGCAGAACGCCCAGACAACGGCCACCACGGCCATCACCCAGACAAAAGACGCTGCACTGACTGACATCGGCAACGCTAAGACCGGCGCTTTGCAGGAGGTGGCAAATTCCACCGCCACGGCAGAAACCGCCGCATCTGCTGCGGCCGGTTCTGCATCGGATGCCAACGCAAGCAAAGAAGCTGCTGCCACCTCTGCCGCTGCCGCTGCCGACAGCGCTTCTGCTGCATCTACCTCCGAAACCAATTCCTCTGCCAGCGAATCCGCTGCCCAGAAGAGCGCTGAGGAAGCCGCTGCAAGTGCAGCGCTGGCAGGTACACGGGCCGGTACAGACAAGACCCTGAAGGTGGAGGATGCACCGGCAGACGCGGCAGCCACGGGCGCAGCGCTTGACAAAAAAGCGAACAAGGATGTCATCCTCGACGAGGACGGCAATGCGATTTTTTACAGCAAGGCTGAGGTGGAAGCCAAAATCAAAGAAATTCTCGCCGCCCAGCGAGAAGAAGACCTCGCCAGAATCAAATTCTGGGCCAGCGACGACCCCACATCCCCGGCAAGCTTTATCGGCGGCACATGGGAACGCGTGGAGAATTGCACTATCTGGGGCGCAAGCGACGCACATCCGGCCGGTACAACGGTAGAGGCAGGACTGCCGAATATAACAGGACAACTTGCAGTAAGAGCACTAAAGTCCATATATGGAACAGGTGTTTTTCTTACTCAAGAAAACGGAGCACTTAAGTCTATAGCTGTTGATTCGATAGAATATTTTTCCAACTTGATTGCCACGGAAGACGCACCGAACGCCTATGGCAGTTCTCTTGCGATAGATGCTTCTGGTTCCAATCCCATCTACGGCACTTCCACCACCGTCCAACCCCCGGCATACTGCTTGTACATCTGGCGCAGAGTTGCATAACTGAAAGGAGCACACATGAAAATTATCGACAGTAACGGCAACCCCATCGAAGCCCCCGACCTGACGAAAGGCTACCTCAAGCCCGAGACCCAGACCGTCCACCACGATGCTGTGGCGGGCGTGGAAGAGGTCAGCCACTACGAGTACAAGACCTACCCCAACGGGGGCCGTGACCGCTGGAAGGTGGTGGATGTGCCCGGTGTGGCCGCAAAGGAAGCCTACGACGAAGAGGTGGAGGTACAGCGGTATGTGCTGTACACCGCCGAAGAGCTGGCTGCACAGGAAAAGGCCCGCAAGGAAGCAGAGGAAAAGGCACAGCTGCCCACCGCAGAAGAGCGCCTTGCTGCTCTGGAAGCGGCTATGCTCGACCTGCTGGCCGCACAATAAGGAGGATGTTATGGTTTTGTTCTATGCGACCCAAATCAAACTGCACCGCTTTGACGGCGCTTTTACCATCGACAACGTGCCTGACCGGTACAAGGATGCTGTGCTGGCAAAGCTGACGGAGGAGGGATTTTATGAGGTGGAAAGTAATGCTTGACTTCCTGCGGGATATCTTCTCTGCTCTCTCTCACGCTGCCGGTGACAGCGCCGACAAGGAAGATCCTACTCCTGCACCGGACGTGCCCACTGTGGACACCGTGACCGGGTGGGCAGGAGAGCCGCCCTACCGGTACATTGACGTGAGCCGGTATCAGGGCGAAATCGACTGGGCGCAGGTGGCAGCGGCGGGCTACAAGGGGGCCATGCTCAAGACGGTATCCACCAACCGCAAGCTCTCCAAGCGGGCAGACGGCCTGTACATCGACCCCACCTTTGAGACCAACTACCGCAACGCCCGGGCTGCCGGGCTGGACGTGGGCGTATATTACTACACCTACGCCACCAACAAGGACATGGTCAACGCAGAACTCTCCCTGCTGCGTCAAGCAGTCTACGGCAAGGAGCTGACCCTGCCTGTGGCTGTGGACGTGGAGGACAACAAGCTCGTCAGTCTGGACAAGCAGGACTTGACCGACCTGACCGCCTATGCTCTGCACAAGATCGAGCAGATGGGCTTTTATGCCCAACTCTACACCTACACCAGCTTTGCAAAGGCGCATCTCTTTGTGGGCGGTGCGGCTCTGCATCCTTATGACGTATGGCTTGCCGACTACACTGGCAAGACCCCGAAGGTGGATTTCAAGTACAATTCCCACCAGCACACCAGCAAAGGCCGCGTGCCTGGCATCAGCGACGACGTTGACCTCAACGTGACCACCCTCAACTACCCGAAAATCATCAAGACAAAGGGGCTGACCCGGCTCCGGGAGGTATAAGCCCATGAGGGAGTTTATCCTGAAGCACATCGGAGAACTCATTTTTACCGGCATCACCGGTGCTCTGGCCGCTGCCTATCGTGGCCTGTCAAAGCGCATCAAGGCACAGGAAGAGGAGCGCACAGCTGTGAAAGAGGGCCTGTTGGCTATCATGCACGACCGCCTGTACCAGTCCTGCACCTTCTACATCAAGCAGGGCAGCATTGACACTGGCGGCCTGAAAAACCTCGAATATCTTTACAAAAGCTATCACGCACTGGGCGGCAACGGAACCGGCACGGAGCTGTATAACCGGGCCAAAGCTTTGCCCATCTGCGACTGAAAGGAGTAACAAATCATGGAAGCGATCCGTAACCTTTTGACCGCATTTCCTGCCCCTGTGGCCCTCGTGCTCATGCTGGGCGGCTTCGTGTTTTACGCCCTAGGCTGCATCCGTCTGGGCTATGGTGCCGCTGTCAAGGGCACTGTGCTCGACCTGATCGAGCAGGCAGAGCACGAGATTCAGGGCACCAAGAGAGGCGCAGAACGCAAGGCGTGGGTGGCGCAGATGCTCCGCACGGCCCTCAGCGCCAGCAAGTGGGGCAAATTTATCTCGTGGGCCATCACCGATGAGACCATCGGGGTGATCATCCAATTTTTCTTTGATCGCATGAAAGCGGCACTGGAAAAGCAGTAAGGAGGCATAATACATGGACTTGAGAAACACTGCCGAAATGATGCTCAGCAGCGATTACAAGGAGCGTTTTCGTGCGGAGTATTACCAGACCAAAATCCGCTATGAAAAGCTGCACCGCATGACTATCCAGTACGAGGCCGGAACTTTGAATTTTACGCCGTCCTGTTCTTTGGCTCTTTTGAGAGAGCAAAAAGCGGCTATGGGGAATTATCTCCATGCACTCGAAGTCCGTGCAGAAATCGAAAACATTGATTTAAGCATGAGTTAAGAGGAGGATATCATGGCAAGCACTACATACGAGCATTTTGTTGACACCAGCAAAATGTACGCCGCACACGGACGTTTTCGTGACTTTACGAAAACATTCTGCGATTTTGTTAAGGTCAACAAAATCGACCATCTCGGTAACGTCACCGTAATGGTGCGCAACGCAGGAGAGCTGCCGCAGCCTTTCTGGCTCGGTGCTGCCTGTGGCGGCGGCTCGTGTAGTGCTGCCAGCTGCGCTGCAAGGACTTGACCGACAGAGGATGATCGCCGCCATCAAAAACGCACCGCTTGGGAGGGTTGACCGTAAGATAGCCTTACTGCGGTACGTTGAGCGGCTCCCGCTGCCGGACATTGCAGCACAGACACACTATAGCCGGACGGCGATAGGCTATCGGCTGAAAGGCATTGAAAAAATGCTGGATGTGTGATATCATAATCTCAATTGGGTGCGATTTCTCACGAAACGCATTGAAGCGGCAGGCTTTCTGGTCTGCCGCTTTTCTTTTTGCATGAATTGTGGTATAATAATACCATCGAAATCCACCCGGCCTCTCGAAGAAGCACATTAGGGCGGATATTTGAAAAGGCTATGTAGCTCAGTTGGTAGAGCAGGGCGTTACACCGCCTATTGCCGCTGGTTCGAGTCCAGCCATAGCAAGCCCGAAAATGCTTGAATGGTTTTGAATAGTGCGCATACGTCAAAATTGCGATAGCAGAAGTAGGCATTTTTAGTTGATACAGTCTCCCGCCCGCCTACTTGCAGTGCGTACCATGCGGGAGACGCATAAAACCCCCGGTGTTCCGTTTGGAGCATCGGGGGTTTTTCTATTTTTTCTCTTTTTTGAGTTCTTCGAGACGGCTTGCAAGCTCTTCTTCCCAACCTTCATGCTGGTCAAGATACTCGCCATAAATCGCCGCTTCCGCCTTTTTCCGGGCGGCAATCGCATCGTCAAGGCTTTCGTACAGGCCGAGATAAATTTGTTTCCTTTTGAAGTTGATATAGGCAAAGTACCGCCCGTTCGGCCTTTTTACAACGCCGTTTACGCCGGTCTTGGAGTTCCGGTTGACCTTTCCGCCCATCCGCGATTTCACAGAGGAGAGGGAAGAGCCATCCACCTGAGTGACGCTGTGGATGACATCGACCTTGTCTTTCATGTCACGGGCACAGTCGGAGCACCGAAGTATAGGGTTAGTACGTGTTATGTTTGAAAGTCTGACTTCAACGATTTTTCCGCACTGCGGGCAGACTGCTTTGCACCACATGGATACGTCTGGCTTTCGAGGGGGGAGGATTTCGATGATCTTCCAGCCGCTCACAGTCTTCCCTTCGTACTTTTCGATAGCGGATTTTTTTGCTTTGGCGGATTTTTGGGCTGCTGCGCTCTTCATTGCATCGCTATGCGAGAAAGCGCAATGCTGACAGCCTGTGCTCATTCCGGACATAAGGCTATGCCGATACACATCTTTTATAGTGCCACACTCACACTGGCATGTAAAATACCCATCTTTTTCCGCACGATGCAAGACAGTCCAACGCCCAAACCGCTTTCCAGTAAGGTCTCCCTCTTTTTTTCTCCGCTCGTCCATCTTGAGCTGGGCCTCGCTCCTGGTATGAACGCACCCACAGGACTTGCTTGCCCCTCGGGTCAGGGATTCTCGAAGGACATCTCTTTCTGTGCCGCACTTGCAGCGGCACTTCACATAGCCGCTCTTTTTGGATGCACCTATCACGATCCAGCTCCCAAAAGTATGACCCGTCAAGTCTTTTGCTGCCATACCGGAATCCCCCTCAGATCAGCCCATAGTGCTCGGCCAGCAGGAAGCGGACGTATGCCGGGCAGTCGCGGGTGCTGGCACACCAGTTCTGCACCGTGCGCAGCGGGATACCCGTCCGCTTTGCAAAAGCGGTCTGAGACAGGCCAGTGCGGACTACCAGCTCACGCATAGACAAGTGCGCCAGATCCCAGATGGAGGACAGCTTTTCCTTCTCAGCATCCAGATCAAGGCAGCTGTCAGCATCGTCTGGTACGCTCAGAGTGATGTTGTTGACAAAGATTTCCTTCGGCTGCTCTGCGGCCATTGAAAAAAGCTCTGCTTTGGTATACATGATTGACTTCCTTCCTTTCGTGTGATAGGATAATTGCACACCTCCGTGTGAGGTGTCTTTCACAAAATCCCCCGTTCGGTGTGGCAAGCATCGGGCGGGGGATTTTTTATTTAGTAGATCTCAACGCCCAGTTTTTCAGCGGCGGCTTCAACGACTTCTTCAAACGAGGGGCCGCGATTCGATTCGTTCCAGTCGTAATCGCCAGCGGATGCAGCTTCCCACTCTTCTTCCATGTCAGCTGCCTTGCACAGCTCGGTGCACAGCTCGTAATCCCAGACATCGGACTTGCGGATGTCAGCGGCGATTTCAATAGCGTTTCTCATAATTTTGTACCTCCATGTTGTGAGTTTGTGTCTTTCACTGTCTTTATTATACACCCAATGAGTGCAAACGTCAAGCACTTTTTGAAAATATTATACTCATTGAGTGCAAATGATTGAGCGCCCACACAGTCCTGTTCCGTGTGGGCGCTTTTCTTTTTTTGTCCTTCGTTTGACGTTCGTTTAACGCATGGATTCAGCAGAAAAGGTACTATGGTCGCAAAGGGAGGGGCGCACCATGTGGCACAAGTTTAACCCGAACCCGCGCGGGAGCAGCGTCGGGGACTGCGTAGTGCGGGCCGTGGCGGCCGCAACGGGCCAAGACTGGGAAAAAGCTTACCTTGGGCTTGCGCTTACTGGCTTTATCATCGGCGATATGCCCAGCGCCAACCGCACATGGGGCGCATACCTCCAAAAACGCGGGTTCAAGCGCAGTTTGGTGGAGGCAGACTGCACCACCTGTTACACCGTGGCAGATTTTGCCCGAGAGTACCCCCGTGGCGTGTACGTGCTTGGCTGCTCCGGCCACGTTCTGGCCGTCATCGACGGTGCGTGGTGGGACAGCTGGGACAGCGGCGCAGAATGCCCGATTTACTACTGGTATAAGGAGGAGTAAACGATGCCTTACAATCCGTATGCGTATCAGATGCCGACATACTACGGCCAGCCAATGCCGGACAACCTCACTCAACTCAGGCAGGGAGTGGGCTATCAGTCTCCCATGATGCAGCAGCCGACAGCACAGACGGCACAGGCTACGCCCTCTATCATCTGGGTGCAGGGAGAAGAGGGCGCAAAAGCCTATATGGTCGCCGCAGGCAACAGCGTACTGCTGATGGACAGCGAAAACAGCGCTTTTTACATCAAGAGCACCGACGCCAGCGGGATGCCGCTGCCTCTCCGCGTCTTTGACTATAAGGAACGCACCACGGCGGCAAAAATGCCCCCTCAGACGGCGCAGCAGCCCGGCGGGGAGTTTGTCACCAGGGCAGAGTTTGACGCCCTGGCAGCCCGCTGTGCAGCACTGGAAAAGCAGGAGCCCACAAAAACCGAAACGGAGGTCAAGTGATCATGGCAAATCCTCTTTTTGATGCACTGGGCGGCGGCAAAGCATCCTCCATGGCCGGCCCTATGGGCCAGTTCGGCCAGATGATGCAGCAGTTCCAGCAGTTCAAGGCTAATTTTCAGGGCGATCCAAAGCAGGAGGTGCAAAAGCTCCTGCAATCCGGGCGGATGAGCCAAGACCAGCTCAACCAGCTTCAGACAATGGCTCAGCAGTTCCAGCAGTTTTTACACTAAGTCGTAACCGTGGCCACGGTCGAGATACACTTTTTATCAAAAATTTCGAAAGGAGTACAAAATGTCTCTTTCTTCTGACAACATCGGCTTGACTATGCCGGTGCAGCCCGCCAATACCAACAACGGCAACGGCTTTGGCTTTGGCGGCGATGGTTCGTGGTGGATCATCGTGCTCTTCCTTTTCATCTTCTGCGGCTGGGGCGGTAACTGGGGCGGCAATCGCGCCGGTGCCGGGACGGCCGGCGCCGGCGTCGTGGATGGCTACATCCTGACCAGCGACTTCGCCAACATCGAACGCAAGATCGATGGCGTAAACAACGGTATGTGTGACGGCTTCTACCAGCAGGCACAACTCATCAACGGCGTCCAGCAGAACATGAGCAACGGCTTTATGTCTGCCGAGATCAGCCGGGCAAACCAGCAGGCGGCATTTATGCAGCAGCTCTTTGCCATGCAGATGCAGCAGCAGAACTGCTGCTGTGAGACCCGGTCTGCTATCCAGGGCGTCAACTATAATCTGGCTACCCAGTCCTGTGAGACCCGGAACACCGTGCAGAACGCGACCCGGGACATCGTAGACAACCAGAACCAGAACGCCCGGGCTATCCTGGACGCTCTCACAGCTCAGCGCATCGAGGCAAAGGACGCCAAGATCGCGGAGCAGAGCCAGCAGCTCTTTGCGGCTCAGCTTGCAGCTTCCCAGGCGGCGCAGAACAACTATCTGCTCAACCAGCTGCGTCCAACGCCCATTCCGGCCTATGCATCCTGCAATCCGTGGGCGGGCGGCTCTTACAACGGCTGTGGCACCTGCGGCTGCGGCTAAATAACGGCAACTGGTGGAATTTTGTCACCTGTTCAGCCCTGAGCTGATTTTGCAACACAGAGCGGCGGGGCAGTAGTCCCGCCGCTTTTTTTCAATGAAAGGAGCCGATAAAATGGCTGAATTTACAAATTCCAATATCGTGACGGTATCCGCCGGGGAAAATCTTCCCCTGACAGAGACTGCCGTAAAAGCCCCTGCCTGCATCATGCACCGTGAGGGCAGCGGCCTTGTGACCCTGCGGGGTCTGACCAATCAATGCAAAGCGCGCTTCAAGGTAAGCTTTGGCGGCAATATCGCCATTCCCACCGGCGGCACTGTTGGACCCATTTCCGTGGCGCTGGCTGTCGGCGGTGAGTCGCTGACCAGTGCGACAGCCATTGTCACCCCGGCGGCAGTCGAAAATTTCTTCAACGTTTTCGTGGCCGCGTTCATCGAGGTGCCGCGCGGCTGCTGTGTGACCGTGGCGGTTAAGAACACCAGTACGCAGGCAGTCAGCATTGCAAACAGCAATTTGATTGTTGAGCGGGTAGCATAAGAAAGGAGATAAAGTCATGCTGGATAAACTGAATCATCTGAAGGATGAGATGTGCGAAGAGCTCATGGAGCTGACCGACAAAAAGAACCGATCCCCGGGTGATGTTGAGATGATCGGCGAGATCGTGGACATCATTCTGGACATCCACCGCATCGAGGACTACTGCGAGGGCGGCGAGTACAGCCGTGCGGGCGAGTGGGAAGCTGACATGCGCGGGACTTTCGGCCATGATGCCGGAAACGGTTACAACCGGGGCAACAGCTATGCCAACCGAGGCCGTCACTATGTGCGCGGGCACTACTCCCGCACGGATGGCCGTGAGCGCATGATCTCTGACATTGAGGATATGATGCAGGACGCCACCGGCGCAGAGCGAGACGCCTACAAGCGGGCCGTCGACATCTTGCGCAACGCATAAGGGAGGAGGGCGGCAGGCATGGACATTGACGAGATCAACACCCATATTCACAAGCTGAAATGCGGTTCGACGGACTGGCAGAGCGTGGAAAAGCTTGCTGCCCTCTGCACTGTGCGGGACGAGCTGGAAGAAACACACGCACCTGAAAAAACGCAGATCCAGGCAATGCCACCAGCGACTTATGCGGCGGCGTACTCCACGGCAACGGAACCGCAAAGCGACTTTGTGGCGGCTGCCAGCTCTGTGCCATTTGGCGGTCTGATGCAGGTGCTTGACGAGCACATGAAGGCAATCAAGCTGGTGTACCCGAAAGAGTATGAGCTCGTAATGCGGAAGATTGTCTCTTTGTCTGAGTGACGATGCCCAATAGGCTGAAGGCATAGGGAAAGTAAGCCGCCCTGCCCAAAACGGCCATACATAGCACCAGCCCCGGGGAGCCTGACGGTTTCTCGGGGCTGGTTTTGCGTTTATGAAGCTGTTTTTCGGCGGTGTGTTACCAAAAATGTTACCATGATAAAGAAAAGAACGTCATTTCTCAACGAAATGACGTTCTTTCTTCATGGTGGAGGCGATGGGAGTCGAACCCATGTCCGAAAAGAGTTCAGCGTAGGTGTCTCCGGGTGCAGGCGATCAACAACATTCCCTCCGCGTCACGCCGGTCGCCAGGCTAACGCATTGGTAGCTTCATGAGTTCCTGCCGGTCCGCAAAGCTTAGGTCCGTTCAGGTGCTGTGTCTAAAGGACGCCCCGGCCCCACACGACACAAGAGTGGGCGGAACGCGCAGCACTCAGGCT